GGGGGTGAGGGGTTGTTTTCCCCTCCCCCTCCCTATCCCCCCTATAGTCCCCCCTTTCCTCCCCCTCCCCACGTCCAAGGTCCGGATAAAATGGGAAGTGACTTCCCATTTTATTCGGACGTTGTCATTGTCTGTTGAACCATCTGCGACCCTTTGGGGAGTACTCTGAGTACACCCTTCGGAGCTCATCCTCGATGGCCCGCTGGCGTGATCTTTCGACGGCTCGTTCCGGGTCTTGAGCCATGTCTTTCTTCCACAACCACACCGCCATTGCCAATGCCTCAACCCGGTCGTCGTGATCAAGGCATCCACGCTGGCGCGTAATGCGCGTCAACTGGTGCTGAAGCACCTCGTCCTGCGCCACTTCCGGATGAATCACCAGCCGGTGCTGGTTTAGGATGGGCTCTAGGTTGTCGATGATGCGCGTTTCCTTCTGCCCGCTCACGCGCACCGTTTCAACCGAACATGCCCATCCATCGGGGTTCAAGGCGTCCGTTCCCGGTTCCGTAAACTCCCTTTGGAGATAGGGTTCCAGCAACTGCGCCATCATGCCCTGGCCGAAGTTGTCTTCGACGTACAGGTCGGTCACTCCGTGGCGCTTTGCTACCTGAACCAGCTCATCAAGCGTCGAGGGGCTGTATCCGCCCGGAAGTCCGCCAACTGCCTTGCACCAAAGATACCCGTTCATGTGGCTAACTATCGCGAACGCGGTCTCATCTTCGCCCTTTCCGCTGGGATCTACCCACATCCGCGTACCCGTGTACTTGGCCCAATCCTTGTCAAACATGATGGGCGCTTGGTAGCCATCCGTTCCGAATCCAAGGCTGGGGATCGACTCAATGCGGGTGCTCTGGCCGGCGGAATTGGTTGCTCCCCAAGCGATGGTCATTGGTGCCTTGTCGCGGTCCATTGCAAAGACGATGAAGTCGGCTAGCCGGAGCGGAGTTCTGTTCTCGTCGCCAACCTTCCACGTCAGCAGGTACTGCATCTGGTACTTCGAGCGGCCCTCGGCGGCCTCGCGCGCTGCGAGCTCCTCGCGGCCGAACCGCTCAGGCCAGCAAAGGTCGCCAGCCTCCATGTCTGCGAACATCGGCCCGAGCTGGCAGCCGCATCCTGCTTCGCCAGGATGACTCACAGGCCACGCCATGAATCGATACCCACCTCGGATCAGGTGCTCGTAAAGGGTCTCCTCATGGTGCGGCGTGCCGAGATATACGACGTCACCACCGGGGATGAGGATGTTCTCAAACTCGGCTACTTGGTCTCGCAATCGCTTACGCATGTCAAGCGTCAAGGTGTTCTCGCTGGTCTCGACGTCGTCGGCCACGATGCACGTTGACCTTGAGCCAGTGATCTGACCAGTGATGCCGTAGGCACAAAACGACGGGGTGCGGTCTGGATCGGTGCCGTTGACATCGAACATGAGCGCCGAGTCGCGCTGGCCCGACTTGCGATCAGGAACCAAGTGCTGGAGGAACCGGGCCTGCCCAATCCACTTGCGCGCCAAGTACAGCGACTCCTTCGCGGCACGCTCGCTCTTTGAGACGTAGGTGATTCGTTCGTGCCGTGCGTTGGTGAACAGCCGCCAACAGCAATATGCAATCGTGACCCATGTCTTTGAGGCACCGCGCCATGCGAGGATCCCACGCCGGTTGGTGCCGTGCTGTAGGTACTCGGCGATCTCTTTGTGGTGCTTGGGAATCGACTTCAGGCCGATCTCTCGCCACAACTCGGATAGAAAGAATGGAAACTCTTTCGCGAGCCGCTCGACGTACTCCCGAGTCTTCGGATCAAGACCGCCGAGACTTTGCACCGGAGCCCTTGGCTGGCGTCACTTCCAACCCCGCTTCATCTGACCATACGCCTTCGCGCTGACCGTCGTCTTCGACTTGGAACGACTAATGCCAGCCTTCTTGCGACGATTGATGTTGCCAACCAGTGAGTTCTTCTGCTTCATCGCGCACCCTTCTTTCTGTTCGTTGTCCTGCTCACAACACGGAGGTTGCTCCGAGAGTTCGATCCACCCTTCGACAGCGGAACCTTGTGATCGACCTCACGCGGATCGCCCGTCTTGAGTCCCATCTTGCGGCGGGCCTTGTGCCGCTCGCTCTGCCGTCGCAGCTGCTCCGGCGTCCCCTGATACTCCCGATACTCCTTTGCGTAATCACGCTTCGTTGCCATGTGTCTCCTACTGCTGATTCATCTGAACAAGGCGGGCGTCCCACTGTCTCCCGCGATTGCGATGGGACGGGTCACGGACAAGGTCGATGACGACTATGGCCGCACCCCACTGAGATGTGTCTCTGCGACTCATCCACTTCGGTTGAAGCGGGCCGCACGTTCCTGCATTGGCGTACCAGTACGGCAATGGAATCGAACGCGAGCGCCGGCACTGGGTCGGATGCACCGGACGATGCGTGTGGCCGCGCACAAACAACCGATGCGCCGATCCTCCAGTCATGTTCATAAACTGGAGTGCCTCCAATTCGTCGCTGCCCTGCCCAGCATCGAAGCCGTGGGTGAGAACAACTGGTCCGATCTCAAGGCACCCAGCCTTGTCTTTCCGGTACGGCGTCCAGTGCCAGTGCCTGGCTTCCTCTGCAAACGGCTCTGTTCGCATGAAGTCGGTCACGTCACGCAAAGCCTTGGGAATACGGCGAGGATCCTGCGACTTCAGGTTGTCGTCATGGTTGCCCATGCAGACGTGGTAGTGCGTCTTCTTTCCGAGTACGTCGCGGAGAGATCGCATGAATGCCGATGCGTGTCGATACTCGTCGAGGAGGGTGTGGTCGGCCTCGTCCGGATGGACGCTCGCTGCTGATGCCTCGAAGATGTCGCCAAGGTGGACGAAGTTTGAAATCTCTCCAAGGTCTGCCAGCGTGTTCAACAACCAGTGGTGCGTCTCTGGAGGAGTGAAAGGCGAATGCGTGCAGCTGATGGCAGCGATGCGCTTCCCCATGCTGGTCTCCTTGTCAGGCCGCTTCTTCGTCGTTAGCGATGTCGCTTGGGCGGAACTTCAGTCCGCGCTTGCTCATCTCTTGGACGAGATCGTTGAGTGGGCTGTCTGCCGTCTGCACGCTCGTTACGCCATTGTCCTTGAGCAGTCCGCGTATGGCGTTGAAGTCAGCCGCCGTCGCCATGATGCGCCGTGGCTCACCGCCGGGACCAATCACCTCCCTGCCATCCTTCAGCACTTCGAGCATTCGGAGCGCGAGCAATCGTTGCAGGTCTGCGTTGATGTCGTTCATTTGGTCTTGAAGGTCGGTCGTTGCGCTGGTCGGAATGCGTCCGATGGCGTGATGAACGGAACGTAGGTCTCGCTATCTGTCAGAGGCTGCGTCACACCAGAACGGTGCAACATGCGAGCCCAAATCAGATTTTGGTACGGAAGGCTTTGCTGGAGCAGGTAGCGAGACCGCTCGGGATTGTCGTCGCGCGTATAGATGGCATCGCCCATCCGTGCGAGTGTTTGCGGACCAGCACCAACCAGCGAGAATGCACGCTCGGCCATGCTCATTTGCCGATCCGATGCCTGCCTGGCGATGGATCCGAATGTGCCGCCCGGATAACGGATACCGAGCGCACGCGATGGCCCGATGTTGAAGTTGTCCATGTAACCAAGCGCGCGTGTGAGGCTGCCCATCATGGCGTTCTGCTGAACGGCACCGAACACTTCCTCATGCGGGTTCTCGGAGAGGTTTCGGAGGCTGTCCGTGAAGCTGCGTCGATTGGTCAGGTCCAGTGACGTGCTCCGGCCCAACCAGCCCATGAGGAACTGGTAGCCGACGAGTCCACCGAGGGCCAGCCCGCCCATCTGGGCCATCGGGCGCAGTCGCTGCGTGTTGTAGGCCGTGATGAATGCGGAGAACTGGTTGACCAGTCGCATGAGCGGAGCGGTGTCTTCCCAGAGCGGACGGTCGCCAACGCCAGGCGTGACGTTCCAGTATCGACGGGATTCGATTGGAAGGTTGTCCGAAAGGACACGGCGCAGATCCGAAGCGTTTGGATCCCACCTGTCCCACAACGGGTTGATGGGCCGGCGGCTGTTCAGGAAGTCGTTGAACGATCCAGCACCGATGGAAGATCCGTCTGCATACACGCCGAACTTGTGCGTCTGTTCAAGGAACTGCCGTGCGTTTGAGCCATTGATGCCCATGCGGTTGAGGCGACCAAGCTGCGTTGCCGGCAGCGTCTCGCCGCGAACAAGCTTCTTGGCACCAAGCATCATTTCGTGCATCGCGATCAGCGAGCCCCATCGTGCGTTGAAGTTGTTGACGAAGTTCAGGCCGATGATGTCGCCGGTCTTGGCCGCAGCACTTTCCATGCTTCGGTCAACTGCCGCTGTGACTGTGCGTGTCATCGGAGAGCTTCCGGCCGCACGCTGCTCAAGAACGAACTCGGTGTCCTCGCGAAGCAGTCGCGTGACCTGCGTGCCCATGTTGAGCATCTCAAGCATCTCGCGGCTCGCCTTGCCGCCCGGCACCCAATCGAACGGAAGCAGTGCGTTCGCAAGGAACTGGAACCCGCGTGGATTCAGCGTGCTCCAATACATCTTGGTCGTCATATCCAGCAGGTTGCTGTATCCCATCATGCCGCCGTTGACCAGCACGCTCCATCTGCTCAGTTGTCGCGAGGTCCACATGGTCCATTCACTCGGTGCGGCCTGCTTGTCAAACAGGATCTGGCCGATGAGGCGCTTCGTGACTGCTTCGCTGTCGAGGATCCACGAGTTGGCGTCAGCAACAAATGCGTTTGCTTCCTTCGCGAGCCCTGGGCTGTTGGCAGAAACTTCCTGCGAGAAGCGTTCGACATCATTGCGGAGCTGCCCGAGGAACTGAATTAGGTCGCCGGCATTCTTGACTGGGCGAACTGAGCCGGTCTCTTGGTCGGTGATGAGGATTCTCGCCATCACGTCGGGGTGCGCCTTGATTGCACGGGCAATTCCGATCTGACCATGCACCTGAGCCCGGTAGCGCCGTAGCAGCGTGATCGGGTCTTTCACGATGAACTCGCGAAGTGCAGGACCAACGCTGACAAAGGTGCGCTCTCGGGTGACGCTGACGTTGCTTGCCTGTGCAACCTGATCAAACATCGTTGCGCCCTTGTACGGGTCGGTCAACTTCAAGATCAGGTCATCAGAACCCTTCTGGTAGATGCGCTCAAGCGAATCCGTTATTGCAATCTGTGCCTCGGCGCTGAATGATGACAAGCTCGGAATCACGAATGTTGCTGCGGATGGATCCTCAAGCAACTTGCGTATCGCGTTGCCGTTCTTGAATGTGAGTGTTGGATCGCCGTAATGGGCTCGAAGCGCATCGGTGATCTGCTCTCGGATGACGGGGTTGTTGCGAGCCCTGTCAAACGCGGCCGCCACCGCATCGAAGCGGAGGTTGCCACGGTCCTGCATCCGGAACTGTGCGATCAGGGCGGCACGCGCGCCATCGCGGTTCTTTGCAATCAACGTATCGTCAAGGACAAGGCTGATGTAGTGCGACTTCTTGAGCGCCGGATCGTTCTTGAGCAGGCCAGAATCGACCAACTCGTCGTACATCTGGTCAAAGTACTTTTCAAGGCGATCAGCAATGTCGATAGCAACGGCTGATCGTGGCCCAGGCGTGATGGAGCTCGCAAGCCCTTCATCCGCCATGCGTCGATCCATGATGACGTCAACGGCTTCGCGCAATGCAGCGCGGCCCTCTGCACTGGTGCCACGCATCCAACTGTACATCTTGTTGCGCCGCAGGATCTCCTGAACATCGTTCAGCGTGGTGCGGAGAACGCCATCAAGGCCGTCCTTGACGGCTTCTGCGCTGCTGCGGCTCGCTGCCGTGCCGGCAAGTTCTGCGGCAGTCAGTTCCATATTGCTTGAAACGAGAATGCGGTTGAGGTCGGAGAACCAGTTCGGCAGCACGCGGGCTCTGGCGTTCGGCGTGCTTCCGGTTGGCAGTGCATCGCCCAGGTCTGCAACCAACTTCACAAGCCTCTGTGCAGCACCCTTGGTTTTAGGGACCGTATTGAGCAACTTGGTCAGAGTCCGTTCCATACGCGACAGTGAATCGAACATCTCTTGTGCTGGATGCAGAACTTCGACAAGTCGCGCTGCGTCAGGGTGCATCGCAGGTGGCGGGCCAGCTCCAGTCGAGTGCAGGATCTCGTCCTGGAGCATTTGCTTGCGGTGCGCTCGGTACAGTTTTCGCAGTTCTTTCAGGAGCGGTTCAAGGGCATCGCGGCCACCGTCTGACCGCAGCGGGGCAATGGAAACGCCTTCATGGAAGGTTCCATTCCTTGCGTCATCGAGCAGGTTCTGTACGAGACGCATTCCAGTAGCCTGCTCGTCCTTCCACTTGGCCTTGCCAACAAGCTTCGCTGCCGCATCGCCACCTTCGCCAAGCGCGACTCCTCTAGCGGACACGATCTTCTGCTCCGGCAGATTCTTGAGCATCAGGTTGAGTCGCTTCGGCGCGGTCCAGCTGCGAGCCCATGATGCCGCCGAGCCACGCAAACCCGTTGTCGGTGATCCTCCCAGCGCAAGCACAGTGCGTGCAGTCAACTCCTTGGCTGCGTAGGACGTGGCGGGCATTGCCATGCCAAGGCCAGCACCAAGCCCGACCACGACCATCTCATCAGTGAGGCCATCCTGGTTGGTGAGGTCATACGAGAATGTGTCGGTCGTCTTCTTGGCAGCGAGGTTGATGCCACCAAGCACGGCTGCATTCTTGGAACCAGATATGAGGACTTGCGTGATTGCGCCACGGGCTGTGCCGACGGCGCGCATTGCCTGACCACCTACTGGGACCATGAAAATGGGCTCAGTTAGGGCGGAAACTCCACCGGCTCCAAGCGATGCGTACCAAGGCGCTGTCTCGGCGTAGCGTGCAATCGTTTGTTGGTCTTCAAGCACGCCAGCGGCATCATCCACAACCCGGTAAAAGTCCCTGCGGCTCATGCTTTCGGACAGGTAGCCGTCCTCAGCCAACTGATTCACAAGAGCCAGTCTGTTTGGCTGCATCCGCCGGATTTCGGCAGCCATGTCAAATGGCCGCGTGTCCTCTGGCGTCGAATCCATAAAGCTGGACAACCAGTCGCTGAAGCCGTTGGTTGCCCGCACGCTCGGATTCAGAGACATGCCAGCCATGACGGTGTCCCAGAAGCCCGGATCCTCCTGGCGTCGGCTTGACACGACGAAGTCACTTGCCGATTCGACGCCAAAGTTCGTATCTGGCGACTGCTCTTCCGTTCCCGTGTATCCCATGCCGCCAAACCGCTGGATCAGAGGCGATGGTTGAAACTGGGGCATCACTTCCTTCGGATCTTGCGGAGCACGTCATCCGCAGTCGGCTGCGCGGGTTGCTGAGGCTGCACAAGACGCATCGTCCGAACACTCACTGGAGCCAACCCATCATCGTTTGGCTCGCCAGTACGAATGAACATGTGGTACGAGTTGTCAACGGAGTTCATCACCGGGACGATGGACTCGACGCGGTCAGCCGGGATGTTGTTGGTCTTCAGCCAGGCATCCACCAGCGGCTGATCCCACTGCATGGATGGGTAATCAGAACCGCGCTCGTATGCCGCAAATGTGCGCTCACCAACCTTGGGGTAGACGTGATTCTCGTAGACACGCTTGGCCTCTGTGGCGATCTGCGTCTCGATTGCTCGACGGTCTGGGGTCCATGAGCCGGCGACAGGGTTCCACTGCGACATGACGCGCTGGGTTGCCTCAAGCGACAGGTCGTTCAACGCGGATCCAGTTACGCCTAGTCCATTCAAGTTTGCCGCCGCAGCTTGCGCGACCGCGCTCTGAATGGTTGCGAGCGTCGGCAGTGGCGCTGAGGCGTTTGTGATGCTGTAGCCACCAATACGCGAAACTCCATTGATGACGAATGCGTTCGTGATTTCTCCGGACGGCAGAGTTGGAAGCCGAGCGTCCTGGTTACGGTCAACAGCGGACGCAAACATGGACCGAAGGGCGGGAATTGCGGCAGTTGTCAGATTGCCGTCTTGATCGCGTGGCAAGCCAGCCACTGTCTTGTCGCTCAAGATGTCGCGCACGGCCATGATGACGGTGGCATTGCCAGCCGTATCTGTGTCGCGAACATTGAACCCAGTCACCTGGGCCATCGCGTCGTTCTGATAGAGAGGCGCAAGTCGAGAGATGAACTCAAGGGCGGCGTCGCGCTGGTCAAGACGACCATTCAGGCTGCCGTACAAGGAGTCAAGCAGGCCCGCAGGCATCGTCTGTGTCTGGAGAACCAAGTTCGCCGCAGCTGCGGGATTGATCGTGCTTTGCCGTACCGCACCGCTCTGCTGGATGACATCGTTCCACTTTGGGTCAGACGGCGTCAGGATGATGTTTCGGTTCATCACATCATCGACCAGACGGCGGGTTTCACCCATCTTGTCAATCTTGGCGAACTCGGAATCGACACGCTGTAGCAGGTCAATCGAGACAGCCTTGCGCTTGGCGTTCTCAATCGCCGAAAGGTTGGGGTCATACTGCACTTCAGCCAAGCGAGTAGCGATGGTGTCGCGTGTTTCTTCTGTTGGACTCAGGGCGTATGTGTTGGCAGCCTGCCGAAGCACATTGTCTTCCTGGGCCTTGATGAATGTCTGCTCGCTGGTTGCAATGGTGTCCGCAGGAGCACCGGCATCGACCAAGCGATCTCGAAGCCGGAAGAATGTGTCATCACCATTCTTCGCTGCGCCCTGCATGGCATTGGTAATCAGGGGGACAATCTTGGCGGTAGCAGTTGATCGAACTGATGCCTGCGATTCCGGCGAGAGTGTTTCCGACATGGCAACAATCGCGTCGTAAAGTTCGGGATCCTTGGCCTTGTCGATCTGCTCATTCAGGAAGTCGCGGCTCATTCCATCGCGAAGTGCTGGGTCTTGCACGTTCTGCTGGAGTACATCAGTCATCGCGAGATATCGTTCGGTCAGCGGAGCCGTGCTGGTCGTGAGCAGCTTCATCTGCTGCGCGACGACGGTCATGCGGGCGCTCTCATTTGCGGCGATCTTTCTGCGGAGGTCGGGGCGATTGACATCGGCGAGGAGCAGACGTTCCGTTGGATCCTGAATGTCGCCAGCGATTCGGTCGAACATCGCCCGGTCGCCCATTTCAGCCGCCTGCTTCAGTGCGAGCCCGTAGGTGCTGGACATGAATGTGGTCCGGTCCATCCACGGGAACCGCGCCGTGGCGTCCTGATACATCTGATCCGGCGTGGCCCGCAGAGCATCCGGCACGTTGTCGAGGAAAAACCCGGCGACTTGTGAACGCAGGAACTGTTCGGAAGCCTGCTTCTGGCTCTCGGACGACCGGCGTAGGTAGAGCTCTGTAGCCGCACCTTGGACAGCGCGCTGATACACGGCGTTGCCAGCAGGTGTCCTGGCGTTGTATCCGCCAGCAGCCATCTCGGAGAAGTCCACGACGTTTGGCGTTCCATCGATCAGTTGATTGAGTTCACCCTTCTGGAACCGCTGCTGGAGTTCAGCAACGCGCTTCGCAGCAGCCATCTGCGTGCTGTAGACGTCGTCACGCTCGGTCATGGCTGCGTCCATGCGAGCCAGCTGCCCGAACTGCGAGAAAGCCGTGCCGACCTGCGAAACCACCTGCATGGCTTGCTCAAGGTCTTGTGCTGCCTTGGTGTCAAGCGTCGGAGCAACAAACGGAGAGATGGCTCCAACCGCCGGAGCAGTCAATTCTGCGACAGGAATTACCCGCTGCTGGGAATTGATCTGCACGGGAGCAGAACGGCGAAATCCCGCAGCCTGCGAAGCAAGTGCCGCCGATGCTTCAAATTGGCTCATGGTTGTCTATTGAGGGATGCAATGTCGTATCTATTGAGGGATGCAATGCCGCTGGTGATTGACAGCCCAGTTCCGAACCCACCAAGGGCTCCCTGTGCCATCGCCAGGCCGGAGGATCCAAACTGGGACTGCAACTGACCTGTGGTGTTCTGAATCTGGAACTGCTGTGCCGCATACGCCTGCGTTGCACCAAACAAGGCTGATCGATAGTTCAGACTGTCCTGCACCAACGACCTGCGGATGTTGCTTTCAAGGGTCCGGTTGTTCAGAGCGCCCTGAATGTCGATGGATCTGAGGATGTCAGCTTTGCTGCCGCTCATGGCAGCGCCGCTTTCTGCGAGGGCAGCGCGAGCAGCACCGGAACTCTGTTCGTAGTCCTGTCGCACCGCTCGGCGCATCTGCGGGATGGCATCAAGTGTGCCTTCCAGGCTGAACAGCTGCGACTCGCTCAACAGCGCAAGGCGCTGCTTGTACGAGGTGTTGTAGAAGTCGCTCTGCTGGCCCAACAGCCGCATAGCCTGCTGGGCAGCGGCATTCTGCTTTTTCTGCGCCTGATTGGCTAGGAACCCTTGTAGGAGGCTGGTAGCGCCACCGACGGCTAGGCCAATGCCGAGCAGCGGAGACATAAAGCTGCTGGATGCTGCCGCCGCACCGCCGCCGGATGCTGCCGCCGCACCGCCGCCTGACGTAAGCATTCCGCCTTGTAACGCAAATACGCTCATGCGCTACCTCCGTGAAGCATACTGGTGTGTCGGCCGTAATACTCGATGCCAGTGAGGATGGTTGGACGGGCGTCGATGTTCTCGACGGTTACGGTCAGATCGTTTGATCTACCAACGCACCATGCCGTGAATCTGCCCTGTGGATCGACGTTCGCATTTGCTGGCGTGAACGTGCTGGATCGATCAGGTCGGCGTGAACTCCTGGCACTGATCTTGTACGGCCCGCTCTTGAAGTGGTCCGTGACGACCTTGTTGACCTCCAGCTCCCCTTCAATGATCGGGTTCCCGTTGCCATCCTGCTGGTACAGGCGCGTGAACGTCACTCGGAACGGAATTGATCGACCAAGCACAACAAGCTTGCCAGTCAAATTGACGCCAGTTGCAGTCTGATTCGCAAGCGGCGTGGTTGTTGCCGTAGTTCCGCTCATTGAAATGCCGCGCTGTTTCCAAACGCCATCATCAATCCAGACAACTGTATTGATGTCTGGATCAGCGTATGGCAGCGTCCACTGCATCTCTGTGCCATTGAACGTCCCACCTCTTATCACATGGCGATGATCCAAACGCGGCTGTTCTGTGAATGATGCGGGAGCAAGTGGGTCGCTCGTCAGAGGCATCGAATCAATCAGCAGGTTGAGATTGCTGCTGATGGTTGCGGTTCGCAGGATGTAGAGCGTGTCGTCAATGACGATTGCGTCGTTGATAATGTCGCCGCCAAATGAGTAGCGCGTCCAGGCGGACTGGACCAGCTTGTCGGCAACGCGGGTGCTTCGGTAGACATACAGGCTTCCGTCTGTGTTACCGTAACTATCAAAGTTCACGACATCGCCGGTCGAGATGACCGTGGTGTTGCTTGGGCCCGGACCCTTGTTGCCAGACCATGTCGATGGGTTTGAGAAGAATCCCCCTCCGACTCCGTTGCTGTAGATGGTGGAAGTCGGATCCGTGGTGGTCGGCTGCGGTATCACTACAAGGGTGTCGTTGTTGTCGCTACCAACCAGTGATCGCAAGGAGGTTGGCAAAAGTCCGTCAACGTGCTGCGTGATGGTGTTCGCGCGGTTCGACACCTGAATGTCGTCGTAGACATACTCATACACCAGGCTTGACTCCTCGCGTGTGCCTGCGAGGTAGATCATGCTCGACACCGGGACAGGACGCACCTTCTGTGTGTTGTAGGTCGTGCTGGGCGTGAATGTGGCGTTGCTGGCCGTGAACGTCTCGTCGCCGCCGAGTTCAAATTGGGTGCCGGCTCGCGTCAGGAGCAGCAGGCTCTTGCGGAACGGAACCATGAAGTCGATCAACGAGACGCTGTTTGAACCAATCTGCACCGTGATCGGATCTGCCGGATTTGCGGCAAAAGTAGACGTTGAGTACGGGAAGAAGTTGAATAGGTCATTTGGCTGGGAGCAGGCAACGAACTCTCCCATTGCAAAGCACAGCCTGCCACGGTGATACGCGATGTCGGAAATGACCGTGCCAGACTGGAATGGGCTCGGCGCTCTCCATGAGGTTCCATCCGTATTTGCGTCCTTCAGTTCCGTGCCTTGTGTCACGAATGACACCGCGAAGGATGGCGGCGTGAGCCCGGTCCTGACCATCTTGACCGGGAACTTCGTCTCGTCAAGCTTGGTGTGGGTGGTTGAGTAACCAGACTTGTTTCCGGTTCCTGTCGCCACCTTTGTGTTCACGATGATCGTCGTGTCAACAATCGTCAGGAATCGCAGGTCATCGGCCGACGGAGTGTTTGTGTTGAGGTAGGTCTGCGTATTGCCGTTGAAAGTTGGCGTAATGACGTTTCCGACAACTGAGCCGGCGGACGCGGTCATCACGGACTGCGTCACCAGGCTGTCGTTGAAGACGCAAGAGAAGACAAACGGCCCGCTTCCTGATCGGCTCACTGTGACCCTCCCGGCTCCAATAGTGGATAGGGCTTCAAGCGCACTTTGGACCGTCGCGGCCGAGTCGTTGAAGTTCATGGCGGACGTTGTCTGGCTGCCGAATGTGAGCGTGAACGTGCCGCTGGATGGCCCCGTGACGTATTGTGTTCGGTTGCGAGGGTTCGCCAGGTCGATGATTCGCAGGATGGTGTTGCTGCTGTCGCGACCGTAAATGACCATGTATCGCTCGTTGGCATCTCGAACGATCCGGTGAGCCCGGTAGTACTGGGTGTTCACGCCAGCAACTGCCTGTGCGAAGTGTCGTGTTCCGGCGCGGCTTGAAACGCCGCTCACAACGCTGAACAGGGCGTTTTCTGCATCCTCGACCTGAGACGGAAAGCGGCTGCTCGCACTCTGTGTGGAGATGCCGTTGTGCAGCGAACCAATCCGCTGCCGGAAATCGGTGGTTGCCATTTACTGCTGTTGCTGCGTCTGGGTCTGTGCCTGCACGAAGATCGGGCGGCTTGAGAACGTGCCTTCGCGCGGCTGAATGGAGTCCGTGAGACCGAGCTCCTGAGACAGGTACGCATCAGACATCTGGGATCCGGTCGTGCGGCGCGCAAACCGCTGTGAAGCGTGCTGTGCAACCTGCTCGCGAAGCATGGGGTCAAGGTCCGCGAACGCCAGCAATTCGGCCACATCAAGGTAGACCGGGTTGGCGTTCTGCATGGCGTACTGTCCCTTGTCGGCGTCGTACACCTTGGTTCCGCGCATCACAAGGTTCCGGTGCTGATCCGGGCCGGAGCCCCTGATTCGCAGCACGTCAGATCCGAGAGACACTTCAAGAGTGCCGGCGGCTGGCGTGTACGCCTTGCTTCGGATGGTGTTGCACGGAAAGCCCTGAGCACACAGGTATCGCGTGCTGTCATCGACATACCGCTCGGCCTCGGCTGCAATGCTGGTGCCGTTGGTGTCGAGCGCGGTCACGCGGTATTCGTTGATCGCCGCCAGGCATGAATTGACCGCATCAAGCTTGGTCATCGATGGCATTAGTAGACGCTCCTATCTCGGATGCGGGGTCGGCCCCTGAGTTGAATCATTTCTGCCGTGTTGAGTACGTTTACGTCCGCTCGCGAATCGTCCTCGCGCTTGACCTCGGTCATCCGCCGCGCCGCCTCGTCCCGCAGCATTCCATCCAGCGCCTGATCCTTCTTGTGCGAGCGGTTGTAGTTGTAGGCCGCTTCGGTGATGACGTAGTCGGCGAATGTCTGCGGCAGGTCCGTGAATGCCGTCTGAGCGACGTAAGTGACACGCAGGTTCCTGCTGAAGACATCGGTGTTGTTCTCGATGTCAAAAAGGAATCCACCGACCACTGTCACGTCGGTTTGGGAGTCCAATCCATCGGTGTCGATCCGATATGTATTCGCCGGCACAGCAATTTTGCCCTGCCCGTTCTGCGCCAGTTCGACGTTGTAGCGCGTGTTGAAATGCCAGCCACGGGCCTGGCACGACTTGTCAGCATCATCGATGTACCGTTCGACTTGTGCTTGCGTTGAGATGCCGCCGGTATCCAATGCCGCAACCGGCGTGAGGCCCAAGCGCCTGAGCACGCCATTGACTGCTGATAGTTTGTCCATGTTTATGCCTGTGCAGACGCAGCTGGTTGAATGGCTGCAAGTTGGTCACTCCACCGAGACTTGACGGCAGTCGTCCACTCGGTCGATGCGGCCGACTGGATTGACGCTGGTAAGTCATTGACGGTGGTGGTTGGCGGATACACCGACCTAAACACGGAGATTCCGGTGATGTCACCGTTTCCGTCGGTTGTGGTTGTCGTCAGCTTGTATGACAGCTGCTTCGATTCGTTGAACTGGAATTGTTCTGATGTGCTTGATGGCATGATTATGCGGTGTGTGTGATGTAGTGACCGGACACCATGACAGCGTTGTCTGTTATCAAAGTATCTGCAAGGGAAACCACGTTGGTCAAGTTTTCCTTAATCAACAAAATCGCAGCCTCTTCTGGTTGCATGTACGCACCATGAGGCTTGCTAGCTACCGTAGAAGACCAACCACTACGGTATCCAATGTCTACCGCCGCGTAGTAACCAGTTCTCTGCGCGAATGGAAGACCCGCAATTCGCACCGTCATTGTTGCGGCCGAAGTAACGCTGTTGCTGCTCGGCCTAAAAACAACGTAGATGTTGAAGAAAACCCTGTTTCCAATCTTGGTGTAGTTGCCAAGCTGGGTGGTATACGTCGTTGTGACGCCAGAAGAGCCCTCATACGAAATTGTCGGAGTGAACGTGCCCTCTTCGTAATCGTCTAGGACATTGGCACTCGCGGTGTCTGTGAATGACGCAGGGAATGCGACGCCGGCAGTCGAACCAGCAAGGGTCAGCCGTCCGGTCACTTGGGCATTGCCGACAACGTCAAGCCTAGATGCCGGAGAGGTGTTGTTGATTCCAACCAGGCCGGTGCTATTGACCGTGATGCCAGTGGTACCCAGTGGCTGTTCAACAAAGCCCACCCAACTTGTCCAGGCTCCACTAAATCTCGAACGCATGGCTAGCGCATTGGTTGCGTCTAAGTCCACCGCATACGGGATCGCAAACTGGGTCATGTTCCCGGTTCCGTCCTTGGATATGTACTCAAACGAGAACGGGTGGTAGTACTTTCCACCATTACCGGGACCGTTGCTTGCGCTGCCAAGCAAAATTGAGTAGCCGCTTCCAGATCGTGCGTTGCTTGAATCGTTCCAATTTTGGGCTCCACCATCTAACATTGCGCCAATTCCACCAACAAGTTGCTTACCGACAGTCAGGTTTTCGGTGACTCGTCCATCTCCAGAGACATGCAGCGGAACGGTTGGTGCGGTCGTGTTGACGCCGATACGATTATTTACGGCATCGACAAACAGGACGCCGTTGTCAACAGCGAAGTTGCCGTTGTAGAACATACGAGCGACTTCAGTCGTGTTCGCGCTAAAGATTGCCGCACCAGAGCCTCCGGTTCCATACTGGATGGTCAGGTTGCCAGAGGACGTTGTGCCTCCAGTTCCGGCAGCAATGACGCCAGTGACGTTTGCGCCGTTGCCGTAGATGCCACCTGAGACGTAAAGATCACCAACAACAGTCACGGTCTTGTCGGAGCCGGTCGGGCTCGCAAGCACCTTCAGCTTGTCCACGGAGTTCAACTGCAAGTTGATATTGCCGTTTGCAGCGTTGACATTCACGCTGGTTGAACCCTGAACGGTTGGCGTCACAACCTTGGTTGGTACTGCCAGGTCGTTCCCTGCGGTCACGGTTACTGCCGTGCCCGTATTTGGCTGAATGTTGTTGACCTTGATCGTGCTCATGTATTACTTGTTCCAGGGCAGGAAGGTGTTCACCCATCGCCACAGCGGCGGGCCGATAATGGCACCAGCAGCAAACATCAGAACGCTCCACCAAGCAGTGCCAAGCAAGTGTTCCATTTGAGTCCTTTGGTTAGGGGTGAGTGTCGTGCTTGACCTGGCGCATTGCCTTGTCAAGCAGCGGATCCTGAGCTCGCATCATGGCTACGAGCTCGCGAACGGTCTCTGGCTTGTCGTGCGCCAGGGTCGCAGACATCATCTCTGCGGTGTCGATCTTCCGGCGTGGTATCCATCCAACGGCTATACGGACTGCCGTACCTAGGCCAGTAGCGTGAATGATCCAAGCGATGGCAAGCACGGCCGCCGCCAGGGCAACCCACTTCACTGCATTCAAATACGGGTGCGTGTCTGAAACGCCGGGCAATGTGGCGTGGATAGCCTGGGTCTTCTGTTCGATTGCAGATGCCTCGATGGCGATTGAAGCTGCGTCTGCGATGACCTCAGCCTGTTGCGACGTTTCGCCAATCCTGAGCGCGAGACGGTGAATGGTCTGTGCCCGCTCACCGATCCCATTGGCCTCAACCGCGATGCGTCCAGATGCCGAGCAGCCGACGAGCAGCAGGCACAAAATCCACCTCACGCCCATACACGCATTGGGTGGGACGGTGGCGGGTCAAGGATGGGCAGCTCTGCGACCTGTTCCGCGGTCAGTTCTCCAGCCACGCGAAGGTTTGCGTGGTAAAGGGAGTTGCCAGATCGAATGATGATGCCTTCCTCATTGACTTGTGCTGGGATTGAACCGATGCGGTCAAGGCTGACACCTTCAACGGGCAGCACCATGACCTCGCCCTCCTCGTCGGTGCGTTCTTCGGCTAGACCTGCGGCAATAAGTGCATCGTCAAGGTCGGACTCTGTGGCAGATCGAAGTAGATAGTCCATGTCAGGTGGTAATTGCTTGAAGTTGTGCGTCGGAGAGCGTGGTCGGCCAGTACTTCGCAACCTTGATTGTGCCAGCCGGGAAGAATGCACCGTAGCCCTTCTGCCCGAACATGAAATAGGTGGGCGTTCCGGTGACTGTGAGTGCGGTTGCGCTCGACACGGATACTGCGCCACCGTTGCTTGATCTACGAAGTTCCCCGGTTGCAAGCGTGGTGTCCATGCTCCAAGCAAGTTTGTAGTTGGTATTGACTGCGATACTCACACTTACGCTTGCGGTTGGCGTTGAACTTGACCCCTTCGCTTCAATACTTGAACCACCGGAATTAGTAAGGAATCCAAAGACGCGATAATCTCCAGTTTCTGTCGTGAATCCCATGCGCCAAGGGAACGAGGCGGTATTCAACTTGGAGAACCGTCCCTCGTAGTACATAGAACCGTTTGTGTTGCTGTACTGGAGCCAGGTGATATCGTTCATCACGCAGGAATCCTCTGCCCTGGTCGCTTGGCTTGCCCCGGTCGGAATGTACGAGGATGCGCCAGAGCCTGCTTCAAGTTGTGCGCCCCAGATATACACGCCGCTGTTTAGTGCTCCTTCGTATGAGGTCGTAGTTCCGTCTGTTGAGAGTCGGAACTGTAGATTTATGTTTGTCAGGGTTGGCGTTCGCATTGTGATGCGATACCAGCCATTCGGGTATGGCGTGATCGTTGCGATGCCCTCAGTTGATTGACTAACTACCGCACCGTTTCCGGACAAATTGAACATCGCATTTGCAGAACTTCCACCATTGTCAAAGAGTGATAGGTATTGCCGCTCTACAGCCTTCGCAAACAGCGACACGGTATAGACGCTAGAGGTCAAAGACCCATAGACAATCAATGGGGCGTGTAAACCAGTCGCTGTTGTTTCCTGAATCTTGACTACGGTTGTGCTTGCTCCACTTGGCGCAGTAGTCGTGACCGTACCTCTTGTCACATTTACTGCTGACCAGTTCCAGTTGATTGCTGCACCTGTCGTGTCAAATGATTCGCTCCAATAAATCAAGTTCGTCGCGCTGCCTTCGATCAGCAGACCGCGAGCGGTCAGCGTGGTTGGGTCGTAGTCGAAGCGGGGGGCTTGGTAGTCATTCGACTTGAAGTAATTGGTGGTGCTGTTGTTGGTCGCGGAAGTGTTAGGGTAGTACGGGACGGTTGCACTTCCATTCCACATCGTCCACCGAGGATTGGAGAACGTGGCAGATCCGGCGATCACCGACGAACAACCGACACCGAAATACATGCTCGTCGTTCCGCTTGTCACAGAGTCGGTCGCGTAGGCAATGTTGAACTGCGTATCGACAGGGAGGATTCCGCCGTTCCAGATCGGGTGGGAACTGTTCCAGATGACACCGTTGACGTAGTGCTGAGCGTTTGTCGGTGTACCAGTGACGATCACCTGACTCGCCTGTAGCGATCCAGATGCAATCGTTACATCAACAGATGCAACGACACGAAGACCGCCACCAGAAAATCCGGACGACCGAAAGATCGCTCTACGCTCCGCAGCCGTCGTGGTAACCGTAACCGTTCCATCTCCGCTGAAGACGGCAGTTCCACCAGTAGATAGTGCATATCCCCAACCGGATGAGGTCAGTGACGGGTTTGATCCGCTCAATCCCTCAAACGCCGTATTCCAATACATATTGGAGTTCGCCCACTCAACGTACCCCTGCGAGTTGATGAAGGTGGCGTTGGTGCTGCGCGTGAAGGTGAAGCGCGAATCCAGCGAACCCATCGCGGTGAAATCCAGCGACAGCGTGGAGCCATCGCCCACTGATGTCAGGGTTGCCAGCTGCTCAGAAATAGAGCGGTTGACCGTCCTTCTAAACCGACCAAGAAGAGATCGCATCGGTTAGATCGCGCACCACAGGGCGCCGCAAATGTTGCTGGACGTGGTGCTTGACTTGAACTGGAGCGTGACGAACTGTGAGCCGACGACATCGATCAGGGCGAACGCCGGAGGAACATTGTTTGCGGCAGATGCCGTGCCAGGCGAATACAGGTTCACTGTCGGAACGCCGCTACTTGCGGTGATGTTGTGGAAGAAGAATCGGTTTGCGCCGTCAACGCTCACGCTGGCCGTTGCCGTGCTGTACGACATGGTCAGTTCAGCAAGCAGCGTTGGCACATACAGGGTCGTTGCGGACTGGATGTAGCTGGACCAACCAATGACGCGAACCATCGGAGACCCCGCGCTCGAAGACGACGAGTACGGCGTGATCTTCAGAAGGTTCGGATCTTCGTTTGATGGGCTGTACATCAGAAGCGTCTGGCCGCTTGAAGTCGGAGCCGTTGTCGTCGGAATTGCAGCGTCATACGCATTGGCAGAAATGCTTGCAGCCATCTCTACCTTGCCGAAGTTTGGCTGCGGAGTGCAGAGAAACGCGCCGACGACGTTGCCGGTCATTGACGTTGCCAGAGTCGCGGGCGCTTTCGTGACGATGTTCGATTGAATGAGCATGGTTACTTTCTTTGGTCGAGTTGCGTCTCAATGCGAGACAAGCGTTGATTGTGAAATTGCACGCTGGAGTCGATGCGCTCCATCATTCTGATGAGTTGAATCCAGCAGCCAACAACGATGGCAAGGATCGAAACGCACAGTCCAATCAGACCTAGCCAATCACGAAATGAAAGGTTGACGACGCGGCCATGTTCGGTGGTCATGTCGAATAAAGCCGGGGGTGGAGCCGAAGCCCCACCCCCAACCTTCCGGGGGTTTGGTAAGTATCAGGCCAGCACGCCAGCAGTGGTCGGGCCGCCGTCAGTGTTGCCACCGACCGCCACGATGCTGCCAGCAGACCACGGGCACAGAATGTCAAGACCACACTGGATCTGCGCCTTCATGAACTTGGTGTTCCGACGCTCGTCGGTCTCCATGTAGCTGGTCAGGCCAGCCGCCTGGACCATGCCGATGGCCGGGCTGCCGGTGTCTGCGCCGCACAGTGCAACAGCAATCGGGATGCCCTGATTGCGGTTCGTAGCCGCCGTAGCACTGTGCGCACCATCAAAGCGACCCTGGTACTTGGTGCCAGTCTGGCTGCCAGCAAACGTCTTGTACGCCACTGCCGCATCTTCTCCAGTCAGGCTGCTTCCAGACAGGTCGGAGTTAGGAAGGTTGTTTGTCACGATGACATTGAAGCCTTCCAGCTGACCGATGACGCGAGCGTTCACGTCGTTCGGCTGGGCCGACAGATCGCGACTGTAGGTGCTCGGCATGATTGGGTTTGAGGAGACAGCGGATCCGGTCCAGTTCGCCTCAAAGCGCAGAAGCGTCTTGACGTAAGGCGTGATGAACAGGTAGCGGCTGCTTTCCGGAACGCCCTTCTGATCCATGCCCTGAGCCATAGTCGCCAGGTCGGAACGGAAGTTGAACGCGCCCTGCGGTCCCATTGGGTAACTGGTCGCGACACTTGCTGCGGTAGCTGCCGTGCCGACGCTACGGCACACGCGATAGCCACCGTCGTGGATGTTCTGCTCGGCACCAGTAGCGGCAGCCTTCACGGCCAGAATGGCGATCTTGCGATCAAGCACGCGGGCAATGTTGCGAGCCAACTTGGTAGCGAACGGAGCCAGCACGTCAAAGTGCAGGGTGTTGAGATCGTTCAGACCAACGTCCAGAGCGTTCACCAGAATCTCGTCAACGGCGACGGACTTCTGACCGACTTCGACGCGGCGAACATTCGTGCTCTGGGTTGACTGAAGGTTCAGGGGAGTGCCGACGTTGTGGTAAGACGCTGTCGGATCGTCGCCAAGAATCGGCCACTGGTAGGACGAGCCGCCAGTGATCTGCTTCATCGCGAGGAAGGTGTTGCTGCGGTCGTAGAAAACGCTGGACAGCTGGAATGCTTCCAGCACGGTGCCACTGAACAGGGTCAGGGCCATCGACGCATCGCTGTTCAGCTTGTCGAGCAGCAGGCGTTCGGTATTGACAATCGACATAGGAAAGTCCCTTTTATTTGGGTTGCTTGGTGGATGAGTACGCGAGACGCACGGGTGTCCGCTCCTAGTTCTGGGCCTCTTGCGAGGGTGTCCAGACGGTCACGGGCCGAGCAATCAAAAGACCGCGCACGCATTTCTGCGGGCGTGGTGAAGACCCACCGCCGGCCCGAAGGCCGACGATGAGCGCAGGAGATCAGGTGGTTTCTGTTGGCTTTCGCTTCGGAGCGTTCGACTGAGCCGCACGGTACATCGCAACTTCCTCGCGCAGCTTCTCGTTCTCTTGCTCAATGGACGCATGTTCCGCCGCCAGTTCGGCTTGCGTCTTTGGACGACTGGAACGGGTGGCAGTTTCAATCGCGTTGTTCAATGCCTGCTGCGGCGTTTCGCCCTGACCGCTGTGCCACGGATTTTGCGTGACCTTGTCGATCAGATCGATGATGTAAACCTGCACCTGACCGCGCATTGTGACGTTCAGCAGATAGGTGCTTCCGAGCGCATTCAACTGGTCCCACTGCTCTGGAGTGGCGCGTACAAGACTGCTCATTTGTTATAGATCCCCTGCAAGAGATGCTGTGGCGTGTTCAACAGACGCCGCTTGGTGTCTTCGTCAACGTATCCCTGCTTACGAAGACGAGACATTGCGCCGACAACGTCGTCAACGCTTGAGAATCCGGTGGTGGATGCGACTGGCGTCATGCCCTGGACAAGCGGAGCAGCACGGCCGCTTCCAACGGCCTGCTGGTGCATGAACATGAGTTCCCTCATGGCAGACGCAGCGTTCGTTGGATCTGCCAGACTTGCATTCAGCCTGGCAATATCGTTCTTGCCGAGGTTTCCAGCAGCCCAGTTGAGGATGTTGTCTCGTTGAGCCAGTCCACCAGCCATTGTTGTGACTTCATCGATGGCACGCTGAACCTGCGTCTGGGCCAACTGCACCCGAGCAGCCTCGCCCTGAATGATGCGCTCGGCCATCTGCTTGCCGACGCCAGCCTTCTCCATTGCTTCAATGTGGTGCGGGGCAATCTTCCCGTCGGCCAGATAGGACGTGGTGATGTCCTCTAACTTGACGCCCGCACGTTCCGCGAGCGCCTCGGGACTATCGACCTTGCGTTGTCCGATGAGCTTCTGGGCCTCGGCGTAAGCCTGCTCAAGAGCCTCTGGATTGTCGAACTTGCCAGCCCATTTCTTGGGCGTGATCTGCGGATTGGTATCCGTTGGCGGTGTAGGTGCCGCCGCCTTTGGCTCGCTTGGAATATGAGCGGGCTCGATGGCCGGCTCTGGACTAGAGGCTGATGCCGTTTCAGGCGGCGGCGTTTCCGGTTCCTGCATTGCTTGTCTCCTGCGGGGAAAGTTCGTTTGTCATCACATCTCCACCGACTTGGATGAGCTTCTTCTGAGCCTCCATTTCGACGGCTTGCTGCATGGCCGCTGACGCTTCGGCAGCAACCTGGTCGTTCGTCTTGATAAGGCCGGGCTCAAAGATGCCGCTCTGCCTCAGCAACGTGTCGAACAGCACCCCAAGGTCAATTCGCTTGGTCATCTCCTGGCCGAACTGTGCAACCGTTGCAACCAACTGAAGCAGCTTGGCCTTATCTGCCTCGCGACTGAGTGCAGCGATGCCAGTGACGGCTTCAATATCCATGCTGTTGCGAGGCAAGGACGGGATCAGAGCATCGCGCTGCATCTGGTAAAGCAGGCGCTCAACGAGTGGCACCTGTTGGGCGTCTGCAATGGGGGCATAGACTCCACCCAGTGCGCCTTCGAGCTCGCTGGCAATCCGCTGGATCTGGAATGCAGTCACGCGCTCGCCCTTTGGAGCGGCGTCTGCCTCCATGAGCATGGCGACGGCCAGGTCTCGTCGCTTCTCGACTGCGGTCTGGTACACGACCTGGAAGTCACTGCTCTTGTTCACGCTCAGGAACGCGATGTCCTGAACCGCACCTGCCGCCACTCGGGCCTCAATGACCTCGCCGCTGGGCTTCGCCAGGTCGCTGGCACGAACCTGCGAGTTGTAGTCGATGCACGGCACGAACTTTGAGCACATCCCGGCGAAATCAAGCAGGCGCTCATGCAGCTCGTTCAGGGTACGCACGTCGCCAAGGTTGGACTCGATGAAGCCGCGACCATAGTCCTCGCCGGGGGCAAGCTCGAACGGCGTGCTCATGTACGGCGTGACTGGCTCCTCGCTCGTCCTGATGATCTTCTTGTTGATCTCTTGCTCCACCAGCCACACGCGCGAATACGGCTGCCACGCGCAACGGGTGTAAAGATCGACGCCGCGCTCGTCGTAGCTTCGTTCAATGTCATCCGCGCCAATGTCTGCGATGGACATGATTTCTGGCGGCAGGATTGCGGGGTCGATCTTCTCGCTGACGATGTGAAACTTCACGTCCTGTGACGAATCGCGGCAAGTGACGTACTGGTCTCGACGGAAGACGCGAAGCCGGTAGTCGTCCGTGAATTGCTCAAGCACGTCGCCAGTCACCAGAATCTGCGTGATTGCCTGGCGCTTGCGACTGCGGAAGCCGGTGCGACGGCGATTGCTGCCAGCGCCCATGTCCGCTGATTCAAGGCGCGCCATCATCAGGAGCTCCTGAATCGACAGCGCCTGCGTGAACGCCTGAACCTGCTTGGTATCGACGTTCTGGCTGAACCGGATGTGACTGGCTGGAAGCAGTCGGAAAAACGACGTCCCTGGCGGGTACAGCGCCATCAGCAGTCGGCCTTCGAGGTTAGATATGCCTCGGCTTGGGATGCTGGTGAACGTCTCGGGCATCTTGTTGCCCTCAACCTGTCCGATCTCGGGCAGGATCCACGGCCTTGTCAGAGCCGCGCACTGGCGCGCACGTTCAAGGATGTTGAACCTTTTCGCATCCTCGCGCATGAACATGCTGTGGATGGAGGCAGTTTCGGACATCAGCGGAATCCTCCAATGGAGATGCCAACGCCGGTCTCCGGAGTACCAAATCGACCCACCAGCGGACGCTTTTCATCACGCAACGCGCTCGCCGAACCAGCCACGCCCTGATTGAACTGCGATGCAATGCTCTTCAGCCTGTCAGCCGCCGCCGCATTTACGCCAGCAACCTGATTCTTGGTATCAGCCATTTGCTGTTGCAGGGCGGTTCGTTCCTGCTCGGACATGGGCTTTGTGATCCCGGCGTTCGCGGTCGAATCCCAAGTCTGCTTGAGCGGCATGAGCCGATTCAATTCATCGACCTCGCGGCCTCCCAGCTTCATTGCATACGGTTCCAGCTTTGCTGGATCTGCGGCAGTTGCCCGAAGATTGAGCACCTGCTGGTACATCGGATTCTTTGTTGGATCAAGGGGCCGGAAGTGGTTGCCCGAAGTTCTCTCAAAACGCGGTATCCGTGCCTCGATGGCCTTGGCCTGTTGTTCAATCTGCGCGGCGGCCGACTTCAGCATCTCAGTGCGATATCGGCTGATTGTCGCGTCATAGGGCGAAACCTGATACGAGCGCCTAGACGGATCGTTCAAGGCGCTGTTTTGTGATGCAGCGACCGAATTGAGACGCTCGATTTCCTGATCGACTGTTCGACCGCCCGGTATCTGCAAAGCCGCAAGTGCAGCGGATTGCAAGCTTGAACCTTCGGTGCTGTCAATGTACGAGCGATAGTTGTTGCTCGATATTTGATCGACGTTTGCGAACGTCTTGATCTGCGGAGCCCGGACTCGGACTGTCCTAAGTGCCATACGGGATACGGAGACCTGGAGCTCCGGCCATCGCTGGATTGATCGTTGGAGATTGGTCCTGAGTGCTCGGCATTGCGATGGTCAAGGTGCTGCGACTGACGTCTGGTCCGTTTGGATCAAGAGCAGCCAGTTCTTCAGGCGTCGGATCGGTATCTGTGACAGGATTCTTTTCGATGTAATCAGCCAGCGACTTGTAGTACGTCGCCTGATTCTCGAACATCGTCGCGTCATTCATTGCCTGCATGTAACCGGCCGGGTACGCCGTGCGAGTTCTAGTGGTTTTCTTGCCAAACATCGACCCGAAGAACGTGTGGTGAGGTTCGGTGTATGTCTCCTGGAACGGGACATATCGCTTGCGTAGGTCGGCAGCGGACTGCGTCAGACCTGTGGAGACGCTGCGGTAGAAGTCTGGCGACAGCATCTTGTCGCGCGTCAGATCCGGCATTTGGAATCCACTCACTGGATGTGACCCTCCTTGCGAGCCAGCACGATCAGCGATTCAACCACACTGCGCTGTCCAGCCGCGAAGTTCAAGGGCTGCACATCGCCAGCCGAGATTGGGCCGGATACCACGACGTTTGGAATGGCCCGGTCAAGCTCCTCGATCAACTGGAGAACGGTTCCGGGCAGCCTCTCTGGGTATCCGTTAGAACGATTGGGTGATGCGTTCATTATCACATGGAGCGGTCACGCGAAGAAGTACTCGCTGTCGATCACCTTCGATACATCGAGCGTTCCGTGTGCGGGGCTCTCAGGAAGTTCGACCCCGTACCGAGACATCCACTGAGACCGCAATCGAGCAACCTGATCGACCTGGTGCAATGAAACGAATGTTTCCCGCAGCTTGCGACTGAGAAGCGGCGCTTGCTCAACGTGCGACCAGAACGAGTCATGCACGGCCGCGAAGTCGTGACCATCTCCGATCATCGCTGTTGCCGTCATCATCATGTGGCACGCATCGAGCGAGTGGATGAAGTTCGGCGAGATGCCGTTGACGTTCCATGCGACCTGCTGCTTGTCATCCTCCATCGGCACACCCATGCGAATCTCCCACTTGCCGACGTCGCAACTGATCTGCAAGTTGCGGATGTTCCAGTATGGTTGCATCACCGGAAACCCCATCGGACTTGTCCAGTCAATAGGCGTGCTTGGGTGCTTCTTGAGAATGAGGCGCACCGCGTCCTTCAGCCAGAGCATGATGTCCCTTGCTCCACGCGATTGGTCGCCAATGGACTCCAGGACAACCTTGGATAGCCAATGGGCGTGCAGTCCAGCCTTGCCCTTCTCAATGCCCTTCTCGATCAGGCGGGGCTCAAGCTGGTCCCGGACGCCGGCGCGAGTTACCCCGTAGGGCACAGTCATCACCGGCTGCTTGACCACCTTTCGGTCGATCAGCGGTGCCAGCGTGCGTGCAATCGGATCTCCGGCCGCCGCGAGCTCCTCGACCTTGGCCTTCGCAACGGCAGCCACCGCCGCGTAGATATCCGACGGCCGATCACCCGGAATCAGGTTCACGGCAGATCCGCCGACGATGTCGCGACCGAGCGCAGCCAGGTGCTGATACCCGTTGCATGATCCATCCTGATGCACTGGCAAGCGCGCTGCTGCCCTGCCATCACACAGCGCACGGCAGGCGGCTAAGAACTGAAACGGGTTCTCAGCACCCATCCAGCCGTCATGCACAAACGGGTTAGACGAGAAGCTCTCGATGTCACGATACTGCGATTCGACCCATGCAATCCGCTCACTAAACGGCACCTTGTCCTTGCCCCAGCAGTTGGCTGCATGAATCTTCAGCCACCTGTCGTTTCGCACAGGCACAGCCTTCGCGAATCGCAGCATGGCCCGTCGAGGGTCTTCTCCGATGTGCGATAGGTGCAGCGGCACGGGATACACCCTGCCTCGGAAGTCAAGCTGGTGTGGGAACCAGATGGCCGACTCTTTCTCCAGAAGATCCGCCGTCGCTAGCGCCAGCAATAGGTCGTTGCGGCTACTGAACGCCTTCTTGTTCGCCTCATGGATGTTCGCCGCCTGCCGACGCCATACCTTCAGATCGTCAGGGTTCGTGGGCCTTGGCGTCAGCTCGATGGGGTTCGACCTTGGCAACCCAGCAACGCCACCGCCTTGCTCAAGCAAAGTACTCACAACGCTTTTGATGAACGGATCGACTTGCCAGGCAACGCTGGAAATGTGATTGAGGGAGGTGAACACCTCATCAATTTGTGCCGACTCAAGGCGAGTGCGGAGGCTCCTGCTCGGCTTGACCACAAACGGCGTTCGCAGTCGGTAGTGACCACCCTCCTCCAGCGCCCCATCCTTTCGCCGGCCCCAGTGCAGTGGTGGAACGACCATCGGGCCAAACCTCGGGCGCATCCCACGACGCACCATCTGCGCGTCAGCCAACAACTGCTGCGTCCAAGGCTTCAGCATCAGATGATTCACCGTGCGGTTATCACGCACCACCTTCTCGATTGAGAACGCGGCGTGCGGCTTGTCGTCGTCATCGATAATCAGGCACGCACCAACCAGTTTCCACGCCAGCGCAAACCCGAGCATCGAACACACACGCACGCTCCAGACATGATCGTCGAGCGTCTTCTTGGCCCAGCGGTTGACCATCTGTGGGATCCGCCTGGCGTAACGCTCAATGTGCTTGTCCAACTCCTTGGTATCTACCTTGCGCTCTTTCGCTACCCGCAAGTGAATGTCTGCCACCACACTCGAACCGATGGCGTAAGCAACCTTCGCAAGCGGAAGACCACGCGGAGATTGCATCGCCGCGCTCATTGCTTCGTGCAAGACGATTGCCGTTGTCGCCCGCGTGTCAGCCGCCGCCAAGACTGGACCATAAACCTGCCGACCCGCCCCGGCCCTGCCGAGTGAAATCGATGCCTTCAGGCTGCTGATGTCCGCCTTCAACGAATCAAACCATGCAGCGCACATCCGCTCTGCTGGCTGCAACTGCGCGCCCTCTCCGCGCTCGATGGCTTGCTGAGACATCCGCTCATATCGCGATGCGCCTTCTTCCGCAGCCATCTGCTCCAACTCGATCTCGCGCGCCATCTGGGTTGCAGCCAGTAGCGGAACATGGAGGGTTGCCTTCACTGGCGGGCCTCGTAAGCGGCTACCGCCTCCAGAACCTGATTCAAGCGGGCCTCTGTGTTGAACAACTTTGACTGCGTCTCAGACAGTTCCAGGCGCAACTCATGGTTTCGATCCATTGCGTCAGCAAAGAGAACTTGCACCCGAGCGATGCTCTTCTCCAACTCGCAGATCAATCCCTGCATCCGGTTCATCACAAAGTCATGTCGCTCAACCTCATACGGCTTCGTCATGCTGCACCCCCGATCACTTCGACCAGATCAAATCGAGATCCCTTACGCTTGATGATGTGGAGCGGGCATTGCCCATACGAAGCCCACAGCTTCTTGACCTTGCGAAACGCTGGCGTCTCCGCACCCTTTACATCAATGAACTGGCACTGACCGTTGACCATCACGAAAAAGTCCGGCCGGTAGACGTTCTCTGGAACGCCGAGCCACAGCGTCGGCTGTTCGATCAGCAGCTGGATCGTCCTCTGTTTCAGGCGATTCCACAGAATCTCGGCGTACAGGCGCTCCGCTTTGCTTGCGTATGTGCGTCCCTGGAATAGCCGCTCACTCGCCGGCGCTACGTTGTATTTGTTGACCTTGCCCCAAGCCATGAATTGCCTCCCATGCGATTGATTCGATATCACCGCGCTTGCCTCCAGCGGTAATCCACTCACGCGCATCCTTGACCCCATCCGGTGGCCGAATAACCCATGCAGCAGAGAATCCCTCCAGGTATGTGGCGAGCTTGTTTGCACCAGCGATTCCCACAGCATCGTTGTCTGCAATCACAACAACCCGTCTGCCCCTGAATCGTTCTCTAAGCTCGCGGCTTTGATGCAGACAGGACGCTCGACCAACCACCTCAAGTCCGAGCGACCGCATTGCTGCCGCGTCCGTTGGTCCCTCAACGACATACACCAGCCGATCACGCTTCATCTTTGTGGGCAGGAAGTACCCCTGCCTGCTGCCAGTGAGCGCAAACTTGCGACCGTCCTTGGTTCGCGTCCTGATGCCAACGATCTTCTCGGTGACTGGATCTCGCATCGGGAATGTCCACGCGCGCCAGTGGCGACTCCACCCGATGCCAAATGCGTCAAGCGTGTCGATGCCGACGCCGATGCTGGAAATCGCCTCGGACAACTGATCGTCGGTCAACGCAGATCGGCACTCCTCATGGATCTCTTCCCACGCGATCTTGGACGGCCGCGTGTCTGGCCGTGGCTCCAGAACCGCAACGACTGGTGGCTCAATCATCGGCCACCACGAAGTCCCCCCTGCCGTCTCATGCGTGCGACCGCGCTTGAATCCGGGCACCTCACCGGAGCTGATCCTCATGCACCAAAACACCTCGCCGGTATCTAGGTAGCAGCACCAGTCTTTCTTTCCGCAGATCGGACATGCCTGCTTTCTTCCGCACCTAATCCACCTGGCATTGCGGTTCATGGCGTCTCCTTGAAGCAGTCCCAGCCGCGCTCTGCGGCGTCTAAACGAGCAAGAGTGCGGCGCCCATCGTCTGCAAACCAATCTCCATCATGAGAATCGAAACCGCCGCTTGCCCTGCATTCACACAAAGAACGCCTTGCCTCATCGCGCTCCTGCACATAGTGCTCCACCTGCTCCTGCATGACCTTGAGCATTCCCTCCAACTGCTGATTGCGAACGCCGACCGGCTCGCAAGTCATGCACGTCCCCTCAAATCCTTCCATGATCCGATCAAGTTTCGCTCGCAACCGTGACAATTCGTCGTCCGTTGGGTCTGATGGTTGAGGATTTGTCACCTGGTGCTCCCAGGCGGTGGATTCCATAGCTTGCTCTGCCCCCAGCAGTACTGGTCGATCACATCCTCGTTGAATGAAACGCAGCCACGCAGGTCGTTGGGCGTCGGGAAGTGCCGCAACAATCGATACGCCTGATCGCGCACACCTTGCGGAACGCCCTTGAATCCGCCGGACGCCGATGGCGTTGCAAGCGCAACAAGGAAGTCCCGCGTGTACCAAACAGCCCGTGTTCGCTCGTCTGGCATCGTCATGCAACACTCTTTCCTCGTCCCCACTTCGCAGTAAGAATCTGATTTGCCTGCGCCCTCGTCATGTCGCGGGTCTGGTCAGGCGTGAAGCCAAAACCATGCAGATAGTGCGCCTGTTTGAGAGAGCAATAGCCGCCCTTCCACCTACGCACGATGTCACTGCACAGCTTCTTGGCTGCCGTGAACGTAAGTGTTTCTGGGTTGACCCCACCGCTAATCAGCACTTTACGCATCCCGTCACTGATTTCGCGCGTGCGATCCATCGCAACATCACGCGGAGCCACGATGCCAGCCGCGCCGAATGGATCGATGTCCTTCGTCATGTACTGCGCCTTCGCGCGGAGAGCGGCACGACGCGCCTCCTGCTCACGCCGTGCCGCCTCGCGCTTGTCCAGAATCTCCTGCTCGGCCTCATCAACAGCCTCTTGAACGACTCGTCCTGAGGTTGCCTTCCGACGAGCAATCTCCAGCACCTCCTCGTCGGCATCACCGTGGAGAACATCAATGGCACAGACCAACTTGTGCTTGGTCGCATTTCCAGTGAAATCGATTACCCGCACATCCGGCTTCTGACTTGCTGCAATCGCCTCACAACGGGCCGACGGTGAATAAACGCCATCGACCAGATCTGGCAATGGCCGTGTGCCTCGACCCAACATTTGGGCGTATAAGGCACGGCTCTTGGTTGGTCGTGCCATCACGATGGCCTCGACGTTTGGGCAATCCCATCCCTCAGTCAGAACCATGCAGCTCGTAAGAACGCGGAAGTCGCCGCGCGCGTATGCCGTAAGGATCTGCCGCCGCTCGTCCTTCGGAATAGAACCGTCAATGCTTCGGGCACACCCGGGCTCGTAGCGGTTCCACATTTCGGCCATCCGCCTGGCGTGGTCCACGCTGGCCGCGAACACCAGCGTCCGCTTGCCGGCGGTCAACTCCTGAGCCGGGCTCACGACACCGTGCAGCACCTTCTCGTACTGCATGACCTTGGCGAGATCAGCGTCCACAAAGTCGCCGCCGCGAGTGCGGACCTCGCTGAAGTCAAGCGACTGCACCTGCACCAACCGCTGATGGACAGGCACCAGCCAGCCGTCGTTGATCGCATCGAGCACCCCGTACTGGAACGCAATCTTGTTGAACACCGCGCCAAGACCCTGCTTGTCCGCTCGATCTGGCGTTGCCGTCACCCCAAGTACTTGAACATGCGGCCATTGCGTGAAGTAGTTCACCACGCTGCGGTAGCTCGATGCCGAAGCATGATGGGCCTCATCGATTACCACCAGGCTGAACTCGTCTGGGCAGAACCTGTGCATCCGACGCTTGCCGCTGAATCCAGACACCATCGACTGCACGCTTGCGACGACCACCCGCGCCGAACCCCACGCGCTTTGTTCGTTGCTGTAGCGGTCTCCCATCTCAATCGCCGCATCAGATCCGGTGATTGCCATCACTTTCGCCGCAGCCTGCTCGACGAGCTCTTGGCGATGAGCGAGGATCAGGGTGCGTCCAGCCTGGCGCTGTGCAAGATGGCTAAACACCACCGTCTTGCCGGTTCCCGTTGGAAGCACCAGCAAGGCGCTTCGATGCGCCTGCAACGCAGTGGTGCACTCGTCCACCGCCTGCATTTGGTAGGGGCGAAGGTTCATGCACCACCACCCTGCTGGTCTTGAGCAAAAATCACGGCCCGCAACTTCCACAGTGCCTTGATTACGGCGTCCCTGGCGCTTGCCGTGCTGATCTTTTCGCCGGTGCGTTCGCGATACAAACGCACGACCTCCTCATACGGAACAAGGGCTGAGTTACTCACACCACCTCCCTTTTCAATTCCGCCAAGTGCGATGCCGCATCTCGCTGCAAACTGCTTGAGAGCCGCATCAATGTTTTTCCCTTGTGCTGTAAGTCCGCAGTTAGGTTCAGGATGAGCCGCTGCTCCTTGTCCAGCAGATCGCCCTCTTGCTGCGCGAGCTCCTGATACAGCAGGCAGAACGACGCGCATACCGTCCGGAATGCGGTGTCGAGCCGCAGGTACTCTTCGATTTCCTCTTGACTGCATAGTTCGTTGGGGTCAAACTGGGTTTCTTGATGCACGGCGAACACGGGCCTTTCCCTCCTGCGTTTGGGATCGGGGTAGCCACATAGACCCTCGGCACTGGCACGACGTCCAGTGCTTAGAGTCGAACGGTTCGTGTGGACACGCCTTTGATGGTTGTCCCCACACGATCTCGCTGCGAAGGTTGGTCAACAGACTTTCGATTGACTCGCGAGCCAGAAACTGGCCGTGCTGTTCAGCCAACCCACCAACCTTGGTTGCCAGGTTTCGCACCAACAGCAGCACGTCATTGAAAGCATCAGATGCCTCATCGATGGAAGAACGCGGAGGGGGAGCGTCCAGCACTTCAGGCACCTGCTCCTGGACATCCCACCCCTCCACGTCACCCTCCTGCTCAGCCTCAGACCCAGAGGCCGGCGGTAGTTTCGGTGGTTCAGTTCGCTTGATGAGCATTGACGCCCACCTGCGACCAAAACCAAAACGCTCTTCGACGTACTCAGCAAACGATCCGTGCGTTGACTTGTACAGTCGGTTCTCACGAATCTCGGCAAGCGCGGCCGCAACATCAAGCACGGTCTTTGAGCCGCGCTCAACGATTGCTTCCAACTTTGCAAGCCTGGCAACATCGATGTCAGACATTGACGGCACCCTCAATCTGCCGCGTTGCCCACTCCGGCATGTCAAGCTCGATCACCTTGTCCTCGTACATGGGGAACACGCCAGTTTTCTGGCATTCGGACCATGCAGCGCACCCCGACGCAACGGCGGAATCGGCGTAGTCAATGACCGAGTTTTTTAGCATCGCAACTTGACACCCAAACGGTGCGACGGTTTCGCAGATCAGGATGCCGCATCGATTGACCTGGAGACCAGAAGCCTGCGCTACCGCCCTGTACCACGCCATTTGCAGCGCGTAGTTCAGGTTGAAAGCCTGTCGAGCAAACTCTGGAACGCGAACACTGGTTGTCTTCACGTCAAGGATGAGCCCAATATCGGCGTCATAGGCGTCAAGCCGAGCCTTGCCGAGAACGCCGTTGACCTCGGCCACCAGAGACAACTCGCGATCTTGGCAGCTGGCAAGTGTCTCGCGGCACGAACTCATTGATTCAACAACGCGGCGGATTCCATCAACCGTGTTCTGCATCTCCTCATCGATGATCGTGCGACCGTTCACACCCGTAAGGAAACTTGCCCACAGTTCCTTACCGGAGGTGGTTCGGCGATCGCACTGCGGGGCGACTGCGATCAGATCGTGATACGCCTGTGGCTCAAGCAACCGTGCGTGCACTGCGGTGCCCAGTCGGAACGCCGGCTTCTCCGGATCCACCACGTCGGTGTTGGCGTGCGCCGCGCTTGATGCAATCCATGTCTTCAGCCAGGTGCTGCTCAGTGCGTTCCATGAGTGATACTCCGTTGAGGGAACGCCTTCGTGAATACCGATCTCGGGATTGATGTTCTTCATCACCATTGCTCCAATTTGTTGACCCACTTCTTGTTTGTGTTGTCGTACTGCCAGCGATGACCGTCGAGCCAAAGCTCATCGACGTAGTCACCACCAGGACCAAACTTTGCTACGAGTTGCGGGTCGGGCTTGGCCGATGCGTCCGTGCGCCGGCCAAGCAGACCCTTTAGGAATCTCCAGATGCGATCCATGCTCTGGCTCCTTGTTTCAGAGAACGTCGAGGGCGACGCAGTCCAAGCCGCCCTTGGCCGTGCGCTTCCACCGGATCGTGCAACGCGCTCCAGCCTCGGCTGCATCGAGCATCTCCTGACCAATGCGCTTGTTGAGCGATCCAAATTGCGGACCTTCGGCCGTCTTCAACACAATGAGTCGCCACGGCCCGAACTTGCCCTCGCCCTCTTTCGCGATGGTTGCCTCAGCGCAGGTGAAATCAGCCTCGCCCTCGTCGTCAAGATCGTCGCGCTTCTGAGCTGCGGAGGGTGCAGGCTTTGCAGCAGGCTTTGCGGCAGCCGGGACGTGGTTCGAGACCACACTGCCATCATCTTGCGGCATTTCGTCGGCCGGGGTGGGCTCAAGGCCAGCCAAGCGAGCAAGCCACCCGAGCGGCAACCGATACGCCTTACCCGTAGCCCTCGTCGTCGCCATCGACTTGATGGAGTACTCCTGAGACGCCCAGCTTGACCGCTCCTTGCTCGAGGCAATCGCACTAGCGCGCGTCACAACCATTCCGTGCCGACGCACCTCCACGACCGCCTCGTACACGATCTCACCATCTCGATTCAGCCTGGTGCTGCTGACCTCGACAGGGAACAGTCCCAGCCCGCTTCCGACGGTTGTCCACCACTCGACCAACGGATACTTCTTGCCACGCAGATCCATCACCAGGTGCGAACACTTCGCAGCCATGTACTGGACCATTGACTCGGCAGCTTGTAATGCCTTTACGGGATTCCCCTCGAACAGCATCAGCGTGGATTGTTCCACTGGCTGATTGACTGGAATGGGCGACAAGTCTTGTGTCGCCTCGCCCGTTTTCGATTTCGTTATGTCCCGCGTTGTGGTGGCCGGCATGTGCGCTCCTTGCGCTGTGCGGCGGCAACCGAAGATGAAGTGGACCGTACTGGTCCTAAACCATCTTTGATATGCCGCCTGGGTCTTGAACGAACACACGGATTATCGGGCACGTCCCGATTTGGGTCGCCATGTTTCGCCCGCTAGTACTAGCACCAGTCTTCGGACACACAAGTGACACTACTTCAATTTCTCTCCAACATTTCTGCAAGTCGTTTCGCACGCTCGTTTTCCAGCTCTGCGCGCAATTTTGCAATCTCAACATCGCGCGGATCGCCGCTGTAGAAACTATCTGGCACGCCTCTGTAGTGTTTCGCGGCAACTTGCGCCGAATGGCCCATCCACGCAGTAACAACATTCGGTGGATACGAGCCCATCCAATTGTTCTCGCAGCTGGAACGCATCAGCTGAAACGACAGGTCGCCTTGTAGTCCAACCTCTTCGGCCAGCGAGTGCAAATCCAGCCACGCGCGATCAGATGTGACGCTCCCGCAAACCAAATGATTCACGCGCAAAACTTCCGTCAGAATCACGTCGAGACGCTTGCACAGCAACACCTCTCGATAGCGGTGCTTTGAGGAGACTCTGCCCTGCGGCGGATACACGACCAGGCGCTGCTTGTGAAACTGTACGTTGCACCACTCAAGGCGCACCGCTTCGCTCTTGCGTAAACCGGCGTAGTAGCACAGCGCAATCAGGCATCGCAGCTGAGGCTTGGCTTTAGCCAGCAACAACTCAATCTCGCCGTCGTTCAGCACGCGCCGAGGCAACTGGATCTCTGGCGCGCTTGACTTGCAAGACATCCACGGGTTCTCCTTGACGTAATCAAGCTTGATCGCGTCGCGCCAGTACTGCCGAGCGTTGCGAACAAACCGCGCGATGGTGCTCTCTGCCTTGGCTCGAGCAATCGTGCCAACCCCACACCTTGCATCGGCGGCCATGCACAACCGCGTTCGTGCATCTAGCGCAATTTGCTTGGTAACCGACGGCAACGCCGTATCCGCACCGACCTGGTCGATGAGGGTGTTCCAGTATCGCTGATGCACTCGAACGCTGCTCTTCAGCAAATCACCGCCGCGCATAGCAAACCACTTCTCGCGAAACTCTGCGAGAGTGATCGGCTTATCCCCGTACTCCAGGCGGATTGTTGCAGATTGCGAAACCTCATCACCAATCACAGCGCACACAGCCAGCGCCTGACTTCGATTCATCGTTTCGCGAGGACCAATCGAGCGACGGCACAAACGTCCCGTCAGCGGATCAATCCAACGCGCTTGCCAGTACCGTCCGTTTCGATTCAAACTCACCATGTCAGAACCCCCCTATCCAACGTGAGTAGTGAAACCGTCCTACCCGGAATTGCGTCGGTCATGCAACACCACCCTTTTCTCTGCGCTCGATGGCCTCGTTGATCGCGTGCATGACAGCAACATGACCCGGCACTTCCATCCTGATTGTCAACTCTGACGACATCAGCGTGCGAAGACGCTCAACGCGCTCATACACGGCGTTATCCGGAAAGAACACGGCAGCTCGGTTGCGAGATGTGGACTTCGACTTTTTCTTCACCACGGAGTGTCTCCTGTTTGTGTGGACTGACCGCGAAGTGCGGTTGCATAGCAAGAGTGTACACCTTGGCTAGCCGATGTCAAGTGTGGACTGTGGACTGTGGACTTGTCCCCCTTCCGGCGGGCTGCGGCCGGGTGCCGGGGCCGGGTGCCGGGTGCGGGCGCTTGGGGCTGGGGCCGGCGCTGGGGGTTGGGCCTGGGGTTGGGCCGGCGTGCGTGCAGTGGCGGCGGCGTGCCGGCCGTTGGTGGGTGCGTCATAGTGCGCTCATGCAAAAGCGCCCGGCTGGTCAGGCCGGGCGCGGTTGGGTGCGGTTTGTTTGGAGTTAGTCGCGACGTTTGCCGAGGATGAATAGTGCAACCAGGGCTGCAAGCATTGCGAGAGCGTCACGCATTGCGGTCGACTCCAGCGTTGATGTTTCGACGGTTTTCGTCGAGAACGTACCACGATTTTTCGCTGTGATTCCGCTCGGCGTACGCGTTGGCCTCGGCGTCGTCGTTCGCGTTGAACGTCTCAAGAACTTCAAATTCTCCGGTCGCCTCAAGCATCACGGCGACGTGGTAGGTCCGCTCCGCCCAAAACTCGCGCTCGGCCCTGGCGGAGTCTTCAAGCGCCTTGACCATGAGTCCGACCGCAACCGTGTCGGACCCGTTGCGCTCGTGCACCCCGCTTCCGATGCGGTGATATCCGGGGGGCGACTGGTCGGATGCTCCCAGGTCGCGGAGTTCGATCGCGAGGTCGGCGGCGTCCGCGACCGCGCACGCGTCGTCGATCGCGCCGCGCGCCCATTCGCGCATCGCGTTGCTGGGGACCGCGCGGGGCGCCCCGAGCGCCTCAGCGTTTCGATTCAGAATGACCACCGGAGAGTTTGTCATGGTTTCCATGCTATCTCGTTTCTCCTGCTATTTGAAGGTGCAGGGCAGGCCACCCCCGAAGGGGTGGCGAGCCGCGCGCCGTCAATCGCGAGCGCGTCACGCATTGAACAGGCTTCCGGGTTCGGCGTTGTTTGCCGGCGCTGGTGCCGGCGCTGGTGCCGGCTCCGGCTCTGGTTCTTCAGCCTGGACCGTTTCGGGGTCGTCGACGACGGCGGGAACGGTGCGGCCGGTCACATACTCGGCGGCACGCTCGGCGGCACCGGCGGCGACGACGACGGCGCGCGGGTCGTTCTCCAGAGCCTTGAGCCAGGACGCGATATAGGCGTCGCGGTTGTCGCTGATGTCTGGCGTGTCCATTCCATACGCGCACGCGAGGAACGATGCCGCGAGTTCCGCGATAAGTTCTTCCCTGGCGTAGTCCTTGGATCCGAATCCGTTGCCGAGTTTGCGATTCAAGCGCCGTTCGTGGCCGGTGGCGTGAGCGCATTCGTGCGCGAGCGTTGCGGTGTAGTGCTCTCCAGCGTTGGCCTTGTTCCAAGCGGCACCATCTGGCATCGTGATACGGTCATGCTGGGATGAATAGAACGCGCCGGTACCTGTTGTCATAGCGATATTTTCGGCCACCATCCATTCGGTGAGGTGGTTGCGTAGTGCGCGGGCAGCTGCGCCCGGTTCTGGGTTCGGTCGGGTAACGCATGTACGCTCGAAGCGCTCTAGCACGTCGGCGGGTAGGTCGCATTGCGCGACGTTGAACACGGCGAAGTAGCGCAGCCATACGGTACGCTTCATCGTTTTAGTGCCGTCGGTGTTGGTTTTCGTGTTGGTTCCGAAGTGCCAGTAAACGACTGGGGCGCTTTTTTCACCCTTGCGAACGCATCCGCCCAGGGCCTGGGCTTGGCGGAACGAGAGCCACAAGGGAAGCCGGTAGCCGTTGCCGGCGGCGATCGTCGGCAACGTGATTCGGTTTGAGCCGCGATAGGCGCGGTTGGTGACGGCGTTGCGGTGCATGGTTGGGCCGCATGGGCTCCAGGGCTGACGCCACGGGATCGTGCCGGTGCGTAGCGCGTCGAGTACTTGGGACGTAACCATAGCGGCAACGTCCTTCGGGCGAGTCGTCATAGTGTGCTCCTGCTGGGGTTGTTCCGCGCTCGGCGACGTTGCCGGGCCGCGGCCGGCCGTCCCTCGTGTTGAAGGGCGGCGCGGCGGCGGTCCGGTGTATCTAGGTGAGGTCGCCGTAGGTGGTGCCTGTTACGGGATCGGATGCGGACTCTTCGATGGCGTCATAGTTGCCACTGTCCGCCGGATCTAGTGCGAGGTCGTAACCTGGGTAGTTCTCGGTGGTTTCGTCTGGCATCGAGAAGCGGTCTTCGTACTGTGCATCTAGATCGAAGTCCGGCGCGTAGTCGGGAACGTCGTCGGGGTAGGCGCTCATTCGTCGTCCCCTTCCCAGGCTGCGGGCAAAGAATGTTCGAGAGTCTTTCCAATGCGGCGTTCCATTTCCTCCGCGCCATCGCGAAATGATTGCGGATCTGGTGAAACTGTTTCGAAGCCGTCGTGCCATTCGTGCCAGTAGGCAAGCGCGAGGGGTTCAAGTCCCTGGTGGCCGTGCGTATTGAATGCGTTCACCACGCGAAGTAGTGCGGCGGCAAGTACTGCGTCACTATGGTCGAACGGTGCCGGGATCGGAGCCTGGCCGTTGATGTCTCGGCAGTTGTTGCCGACGATCTCTGCAAGTTTGCATCGGTTCATCGCGCGTCCCCTTCCGTGCCGGCGTGACGCCATGCAGCAAGGTTTTTCGCGTAGTTCTCAACGGGCGCTTCAAGGGTTGCCAGCGGCATCAGCAAGCCAAAGCCGTGCAGGCCTTGAACGATTACGGGCTGGCTAGGCTTCTTCGGGATCGTGAGGGTAATTCCCGGCCGGCTAGAATCGGATCCGAGCGCAGCGGCCAGGTCGGCAAGGTAGGCTGGGTTCAACGTGACGCTAACGGAGTCCGCGAGGCTTTCCGGCGACGGCATGACGGTGTCGATCGGCGGGAAGTTCTCGACCTGGACCGGCGGTTGCGTCATAGTGCCGCGCTTATCGGTGCGGCTGGATCCATTCGCTCCGATTGAAACGGCCACACGGTCCCTGCCGGTTGCCTTCTTCAGGATGGAGGGCGGCACCAGGTGCGTGCAGTTGGGGCCAGTGGTCGTTCCCTCGATGTGCACTACTGATGCCATGCGGCCATCGGTGCAAGTGACATAGGCACCACTGGTGCAGGTTGTCACTTGGGCGAAGTTGAACGAGTAGCGGCCG